TTCTGCTATAAAATGGTTAAAAGCTCTTGGGTTTACATTTGTAAAGCTACATGAGAGTTATGGTTATCAAAAAAAACCTTTCTACGAATTTCTGAGGATTGCCTAGATGTGTGTTGGTGCTGCTTTATTTGGTACAGCCAAAATTGGAGCAGGTATTTCTGCTGCAACAGCATTTAATATTGGTCTAGGACTTACTGCTGCTAATGCTTTTGTTGGTAGGGCTGCTGCACGTTCTCAAGCAGAACAAACATATCAATCTGCATTAATAGAAAACAAATCAGCCGAAGACGCTAAAAGGTTAAAACAACAAGCATTAGAAGAAAGACAATCAGAAGAAGCTAAGTCTGCTGCACAAGATATGTTTGCAAAAAACATTGAAGCTTTGCAAGCTAGTAGAGCTATAATTGCATCAGAACGTGCAGGTACAACCATAGGATTATTATTAATGGACACAGAAAGACAAGCTGCAAACTATAGAGAATCGGTAAATCAAACTTTGGAGTCTGCGAGAAGACAACATTTAAGATCAATACAGGCAACAGAATCAGAGTTTGAAAACAGAAGAAATGTTTTACAAAGTAATATTAATCAAGCATATAATCAAATACCAAGTTTAGGGCAAACACTATTAGGTATTGCATCTAGTGGTTTGCAATCTTATGTTGGAATAGCGAGTGGACTTTAAATGACAAATAGTTTTCAAAGTACTGCATTTCGTTCTTCTGCTGCACCAGTAGAAACTTTTGTTCAACAGCCAAGAGTATTACCAAAAACAAATACAGAAGAATTAGCTGATATTTTAAAAGTTGTTAATCCAAGCATACAAAAATATCTTGGCTTACAAATAAAAAAAGAAGCAGATGCAGCAGCATCAAAAGCTATTAATGATGCTTTAGATGATTCAACAGAAAATTTTGCAGAAACAACAAAATTCTTAAAATCCAACGAGATGATAGGTGGTAATATTTTTTACGATAAGGTTTATAGAAGAACTAAAGCAACAATTTTAGGTGGTACTATTGAAACAAATTTAAAAAATTCATACAGATCAACAGATATAGATGGTAAACCTTTATCAAACTTTTCTTTAGATTCAGAAGAATATCAAAACTGGTTTAGTACAGAAAAAAATAAAGTTATTGATTTACTTGGAGATGTAGATGAAGATACATTTTCAACAAAATTCATGCCTTATTTAGTCAATGCGACTAATACAATGAATGAATTTCATTTAAAAGAACATAAAGCATTTCAAGTAGATAGATTAAATACAGAAGCAGTTGGACTTGCTCATTCACTAATTGAATTAAATACTTTCAATCCCAACGCAGATGAATTTAGCAAACAAAAATTTAATTTATTTTTAAGTTCTATAAATCAATTTGAAAACGATATAAATAAATTAGGTTTATCAACAACAGAAAGATCAAAATTAAATAAAACAATTCTTGATAGTGCTGCTGACAAGGCAAGAGAAATAGGTTATCAAACAGGAGATAGTGATATAGCTTTAAAAATATTTGATTCAATAAATCTATTTCCTTATGGTAGTAGTGGAAGCCTTAATCTTACAAACCACCCAGATTATATAGATAAAAGATTAGAGCTATTAGAAAAGGTAGAATCTTATACTGCAAGCAAAGACAGTAGAGATGCAGCAAAAATAAAAAGACTTAAAGATAAAAACTTATCTGATGGAATGTTTACTGCTGCAAAACTTTTTCAAGCAGGGGAGGGAGAAGAAGCTAATAATCTTATTGAAGAATTAAAAGTTAATAATCCATTACTAGCAGCAAAAATAGATAGTAATGTAGCAGCTTTAGATGGAGATACTTTAGAAAGATATGCAATTATGCTTGAAAATATTACCTCTGGTAATGTATATGATACTTTGGCTGACGCAAGAACAGCAGTAGTAAGTTGGTTTTTAGATGAAAGAACCCCTAAAACAGCAGGTAATATAAGTAAATTAAATAAATTAATGACTCTTACTGGTTCTGTTGATAAAGGACTTTTAGAACCTTTAAATAGTTATTTTACTATTTATAACGATCACTCAAAAACCATATTACAGACAGACGAGAAATTTCAAATATACGCAAAAATCAATAAAGAAAAACAACTTGCCTTGCAAAAATTAAATTTTGAAGCATTTAAAACAGAATTTAGAGAATGGAAATTAGAGTCAGGAGATGTTGGACAAGAAGCTCTTAACAATAAATACAAAGAATTAAAGAAAAAATATGATGACCAACTGCTTGAAAATATGAATGAATTAATAAATCCTTCAAGTGAACAAGACGGAGGTATCAACAGACAAATAATTGACGAAAATCAAAGTGGTCTTGAAGGTGTACCAACTGGCAAAAATGAACAAGGAGACTTTTTTGGTAATACAAATTTACCACCAAGACAAAGAGAAGTTATAAGGACACTTGAAGAGATGGGTGGTATTACAACAGAAAATGCAAATAAATTAATAAGTCAATACAAAGGTATGTTAGAAAATATGCCGATAGGTAGTGCAGGTTGGCTATCAGGCACAAGAGCTAATATTCAACAAGATATTAAATTTTTAGAAACAGGCGAATATGGTTTTGGTTTTGGTGGTGCTAAAAAAGTATATGAACCTATGAAACAACTTATAGGAGATGTTACTGAAAATATAGAAGCAGGTGCATTTACACCATCTACCCCAGAAGATGAAGCAAGAGAACGCAAACTAGATCAAACAGAAAAACTAGATGAAATATTAAGAGGAGTAGATAAAAAGAAAAAGATACCACAAGCTAAGATAAATGAAATGTTGTTAGCTGTAGGATTCAAACCAGAAGAAGCAAAAATTATGGCTGCTGTAGCTATGGCAGAGTCAGCAGGCGACCCTATGATTGATACTGTAAAGTCTGGTTTAGACCCAGAAAAGAAAAATGAATTTTCAATAGGTCTTTTTCAATTAAATATGATTGATGCGTTTTTAGAAGAAAGATTGAAATTGTTTGGAATAGAATCGACAGATGAATTATATGACCCTATTGTTAATGTAATAGCAGCTAAACGATTATTCGATCAACAAGGATTTGGTGCTTGGGGTGCTTACAAAAACAACTCCTATAAAAAGTTTTTAACTGACTAACATGACAGATTCAAACATAAACAATCTTCTTAATAACGAAGAAGAAGAGGATAAAAAAGAAACACCAGAAACAGATGCTTTATTTAAAAGCTTTGATGAACAACCATTATCTTCTTTAAGTAAAAATATTAATAAAGCACAAGCAGGTGTAGTAGATTTTTTTGATAATAGGTTTTTAGGAAATCAGAGAAGTTTTGATGAAATATTAGAAAACAGATCAAGAATACGAAATGAAGCAAAAGAAAAACAAGAAAAAGTAAGTGAAGAGATAACAAAAACAAAAGCATCACAAGTAGTTAGAGGTGCTATTACTGGTCCTTTAAAAGCGATAAACGAAACTGTAGAATTTGCAGATGATATATACGATTATTTAGCAGGTAATCCATACGATAATAATGACCTAATAGATTACAGTTATTTCGAGAGAGAAGATGATGGTGCATTTTATCAAATACCACAAGCTATAACTCAGTTCTTACTACCTATGGGTATCTTTAGCAAAGGTCTTAAAGGTATAAAAAATCCGTGGACAAGAAACCTTATTGCAGGTTTTTTAACTGATTTTGTAGTAGAAGACCCATACGAACAAAACCTATACAATATGGTTGATTCTTATGAAGGTGCATTAGAACCAGTTGTTGATGTTTTAAAAATGCCTGCATCAATATTTAAAGCTGATGATGATATATCTCCTATAGAAGCAAGATTAAGAAAAGCTTTTGGTGGTGCAGTTATAGGAGAAGTTTTAACAGGTTTGTCTGTTGCCTTAAAAGGTTTTAGAAATTCTCCACTTGCACCAAAAATATTACAAACTTTAGAAGCAAAAAGAAAATTAAAATTTAAAGATTTAGGAATTGATGAAGCAGGTAATGAATTATTAGATGAAAAAGTTATTGATTTAGTAAAACCTTTAGAAGTAAAAAAAGGACAAGGCATAGGAGATACTACACAAATACCACAAGTAGGCGAAAAAATACAATCTACATTTAACCCGAATATTACAGGCGGTGGTATTGATAGTCTTAGAAAAAATCTTTTAAATATAAGTGAATATTTTAGAGATACAGATGAATTAGGAAAATGGGCTAGGTCTGTATCTTTAGGAGATATGTTTGTTGCATCTCAAAGACAATCAAATGGTCAAGCATTAGAAGCTGCTAGATTTTTCTTACAAGAATTTGGTCCTGTTATTAAAACATCAGATGGCAAAATAATAAACAACCCAAAATATTTACCTGCAACAAGCATATCAATAAATCAAATGATGAATAAAAATGGCGAAGCTGTTTTTAACTTATCTGCTGCTTTACATAATGGAATAGTAGGCAAAAATCCAGACCTAATAAAATCAATAAAAGAAGAATTTATAGAAGAAGTAAAAGTATTACGAGGTCTTGTTTACTTAAATAAAGGAGTAGGTTCATTAACCTCGCAATCTTTAGGTGCTAGAAGAATTGCAGGCGATTTAAGAGATGTAAAAGTAACAGCAGAAGATTTTGGTAAGAAATCAAGAGGTACAGAAAACATTGAAGACCTTAACAAACAGTTTATAGAAGATGCAGGGATTGATGAAATAGATCAAACCTTTAATCAAATATTTGATTTAGTTGAGAAAGGAGATGAAGAAGCAGCTTTAGCCTTAACAAGACTTACAAAATATTTGAATATAGCAGGTGGCAATCCAGAAGTTATGAAACGTATGGTTAAAAAAGGTCTGTTATTGAGAGGTGTAGAGTTTACTAACGAGATATTTATTAACTCTATACTTAGCGGTCCACCTACTCATGTAGTAAACCTTCTATCAACAAGTCTTAATACTTTAACTAAACCATTATCACAATCTTTAGGTGCTGCAAAAATTGTTTTTAGAAAAGATATGAATGTTGGTTATGGTAGAACTATATTTCAACAGCCTTCTAATCTTACATTTAGACCTGAGTTTAATAATGATGAATTTGTAAAAGGTTGGAAACAGTTTATTTATATGACTACATCTTTAGGAGATGCTTTTAATGTTGCACGAAAAGCTTTTAAAGCTAATGAAAACGTATTAGATAGAGGTGCTATGGTACAAGATGCACAAAGAGTATCAAGAAATATTAATGCCGAAGATGTTAGAGCTTTTGCAGAAACTAATGCTGTAACACAAACTGTAGTAAAACCATTTGTAGATTTGTTTTTACTTGATGCTTTTGTACCTTCTATATACAACACCTTTAGAAATATAAATGGTTTTGGTTCTCGTATGTTAATTACAGAAGATGAATTTTTAAAGCAAGTTAATTTTAGAGCTTATGTAAAAGCAGAAGCTTGGGAAAAAGGAGTTAAAGCAGGGAAAGTAGGAAACGACTTAACAAAATATATAACAGAACAATCAGAAAAAGTATTTAAAATAGTTGATACTGGAAGCACAAGAAAATTACCAAAGAGTATTACAGATTTATATAAGAAAGCCAGAGACTATGCAGCCGAAGCAACTTTTACAAAAGAACTACCAAAGGATTCTTTGGGAGGAAGATTACAACCTTTTTCAAAACACCCTGTTGGTAGAATGGTTTTTCCTTTTATAAGAACACCTATTAATATTTTTAAAACACAAGTAAGATATACACCTGTATTGAATTTAGCCTTACAAGAATATAGACAAGCATTAAGAAGTACTGACCCAAACATAGCAGCAAGAGCTAGAGGAGAAATGTATCTTGGTAGTGGGTTACTTTTATCTGCATCTTTAATTGCTAGAGAAATTGAAAATCCTTTTGCAGAGATAGCCATGACAGGTGCAGGTCCTAATACAGTTGGATTTGGAGATGCTATTGAAGCAAACAGAACTTTAGTTGCACAGCTAAAAGAAGAAGGTTGGCAACCATATTCATTTAGATTTTTAGTAAGAGATAGTAATGGAGAACCTATAATAACTAAAAGTGGCAAACCAAAATACAAATATATTTCTTATAAAAGACTTGACCCTTTCTCTGGTATTCTTATGGGTCTTGCTGACTTTGTTGATATAGAAGGACAGATAGGTAGTCAACAAAGAAACGATTGGTCTGTTGCTGCTACTGTATCAATAGCTAGAAATCTATCTGATAGAACATATCTAAGAGGTATAACAGAGCTTGCAGAAGCTATACATAACCCATATATGATGTTAAGTCTTTTATCAAGAAGGGCAGCAAATATAATAAATCCAGTTGCAGGTCTTGGTAGAGCAACTCGAAGAGCTATAGATAAAACGAAACTTGATACAAGATATTATCCCGCAGATGAAACGAATACAGGACTTAGGTTACTTATTAATGAATTTACTAGAACTTTACCTTTATATAATGCCGATCTTAAACCTGACAGAAATTGGTTAACAGGTTCAATAGTTAGATACCCTAATGGATATGGACCAGAAACACTTGATATATTAAATCCTTTTACTGCTACTACTACAAAAGACAATTATGTATTAAGTGTAATTAATGATTTGAACATATCTCTGCAACCACCTAGAAAATTTTTCTTTAGAGAATCAGGCATACAAAATAGTGGAATTGAATTAGATAGAAGTGGTTATGATAGTTATATTCAATATTTAGCTTTTGATACTAAAATAGATGGCAAAAGACTTATTGTTTCTTTATTTGAAAAATTAAATGAAGGACCAATGAAAGATTATTATAAAACTGCTATGGGAGAAGGTCTTGATTCTACTAACGAAGATGTAATGGTAGGTGCTATGGATAAAGCTAGAGCTATATTATCAAAAGAAATTAAATTAATTGTTGCAGATTACAAAACAAAAGCAAGAGATGAATGGTTGCAACTACCAGAAAACAAACCATTATATGATAAATATGTAGATAGAGTAGGTCAAATTAATGATGCTACTGTTCAAGGAGTCTATAATAATTACAATAAAAGAAAGAATCCTAATTCTCAATAATTATGGCTACTAACACTACTGCTACTTCAGTACAACATAATGGGAATGGCAGTACAGCCAGTTTTGCTATACCTTTTTCGTTTCTAGCAAATGCAGAAGTTGATGTAACAGTAGGTGGTGTTCTTAAAACACTAGGCACTCACTATAATATAAGCGGTTCAACTGTTACCTTTACTTCTGGCAACATACCTGCTTCTGGAACTAATAATATTAAGTTTCAAAGAGATACAAATATAAGTACAAAGAAAGTAGATTTTCAAGATGGTAGCGTTTTAACAGAAACAGATTTAGATACAAATAGCGATCAGGTATTATTTGCTCAACAGGAGATTACAGATAAGTTAGGTGGTATTGAAGAAAATGCCACCGCAGACCAAACAAATGCAGAAATAAAAACAGCTTATGAAGCAAACTCTGATACAAACGCATTTACTGACGCAGAAAAAACAAAGTTACAAAATTTAGATTTAGCAAAATTACAAGGTATAGAAACAGGAGCCACCGCAGATCAATCTAATGCTGAGATTAAAACTGCTTATGAAGCAAACTCTGACACTAATGCTTTTACTAATGCAGAAAAAACAAAACTAGCAGGTATTTCTGCAAGTGCAGGTGCAACAACATTTACAGGGCTTGGAGATACCCCTGCAAACTTTACAAGTGCAGCAGGTAAGACAGTTAAAGTAAACAGTAGTGCTGATGCTTTAGAATTTGTAGATCAAATATCAGATGTTGTAGGAGATACTACACCGCAGTTAGGTGGGGATTTAGATGTGCAGGCAAGAGAAATAAATACATCTACAGCTAATGCCAATATAAAACTAAATCCTAATGGTTCTGGTGCAGTAGAGGTAAAAGGTGATGGAAGTAGTAATGATGGTAAATTACAACTTAACTGTTCACAAAACTCTCATGGTGTAAAACTACAATCCCCTGCTCATAGTGCAGGTCAATCTTATACTATGATTCTGCCCGACAACCAGATAGCAGCAGATAAGTTTTTAAAAGTAAAAAGTATTACTGGTAGTGGAGCAACAGCAGTAGGACAACTTGAATATGCAGATGGTGGGGGTGGAGCTACAGGTGGTGGCGGTGAGAAAATTTTTCACGAATCTGAAAATGAAATGAACACAAGTTATACAATTTCATCAAATCATAACGCTTTAGTCGCAGGACCTTTAACTATTGCATCTGGTGCTACACTAACAATAAATAGTCCTTCAGTTGTAACGATTCCATAATGGCTTTAAACATTAACGGCACTACTGGTATTTCTGGGGTTGATGGAAGCGTATCTGCCCCTGCTGTAACTGGAACGGATAGTAATACTGGTATAACATTTCCTGCTGCTGACACTATCAAGTTTTCAACTGGTGGTGTTGAAAGATTATCAATTACAAATAGTGGCTTAAGTGGCGATGGTTCGGGACTAACAGGAGTAAGTGCTGGTAAAGTTTTACAAGTCGTAAATGCTTTAACTTCAAGTGCAACAACTATTACCTCAAACTCTTTTACAGATACTGGTGTAACTGATGCAATTACAACAACTGCTGCCAACTCAACAATATTAGTACTGGGAAGTATGGCCTATGATACTGCTAGAGATAGTCATTTTTCTGGTGCTAGAATTAGATTAGTTAGAACTATAAGCGGTTCTGACTCTGCTTTTATGGAAAGCACTAGCGATAAAAACGTAGGTCAATATGATGGAGATAGTTCGGCTCATAACAGAATATATGGTCAATATCCTCTCAACTTCCACGATTCAGGTTTAAGCTCTATAGCTGCTGGAACTACAATAACTTATAAAGTGCAAGGCAGAGTTGAAAATACTGGTGGTAATGATGATTTAAGAATAAATAATGGTGCTAAATTTTCAACAATAATTCTTGTGGAGATAGGTGCATGATTATAGAAATAACTGATGCCATCAAGTCTTTAAAACCAAATGCAAGTTGGGTTTTAAGAGGAATGGAATACTCTGGACTTGATTGGAAAGATGAAAATCAGACAAAACCTACTGAATCCGAAGTAAATGCAGAAATTACAAGGTTGACTAATGCAGAACCAATGAGATTACTTAGAAGAGAAAGAAATAGAAGAATATCTGCTTGTGATTGGAGAGCAAGTTCTGATTTAACACTTTCAACAGCTTGGAAAACATATCGTCAAAGTTTGCGTGATTTACCAGCAAGTGCATCGCCAAAACTAGACGCAAATGGTAACTTAGATATGAGTTCTGTTACCTTTCCTACTGAACCTAGTTAATTATGACAGCGAAGATTAAACTAAACGCAGCATCAGGTGGTGGGTCTATAAGTATTCAAGCACCCTCATCATCTAGTAACAATAGAGTTATTTCTTTACCTGATATTGCAGATGGAACGCTCTTAACAAGTCAAAGTTCTTTAGATTCAACTAAGTTATCCCCTGCTATAGCTGCTGGCATAACAATGGCAGATCAGTGGAGGATTAATACAGAATTTACATTTGATTCTTCTGGTGCAGTAATAACATCTAATTGGGAAAGAGTAGATACAGATGGTTTTGGTCAATTAGGAACTGGAATGACTGAATCTTCTGGAGTTTTTAGCTTTCCCTCAACTGGTATATATTTTATAGATTTTTTTGGTACAGGTAGAAGAAATAGCGGTAATGACAGATATGGACAAATTGATCTTCAAACAACAACAGATAATAGCAATTATTCTCAAGCAGCAACATTTTATGTAATTGCACCTTCTGCATACAATAGAAGTACTGGTTCTTTAAGATTTATATTTGATGTGACAAATGTTTCTACTCATAAATTTAGGTTTTTTGAATATGAAGCATGGGGTACTCTAATATTTCAAGGTTCAACTCAAGCTAGTTATAATGCTCTAACAATTTTGCGTTTAGGAGACACCTAACATGGCAGATCACATAACAGGTAAACCAAATCATATAGAAGATTATCTTGTAACTGTCCGTACAGGACAATGGTTTGGGTGGTCTGATTCAAAAAATAAAATTTATGCAAATTTAATAGTGCATGATGGTGGAACTAAACCTACAGAAAAACAATGTACAGATGGACTTGCTGCATTACAAGCTGCATGGGATTTAGAAAATGATTCATATAAGTCAAAACGTAGGGCAGAATATCCAAAGTTTGAAGATCAGTTTGACCAGATATATAATGAAGGAATAGATGCTTGGAAAACGTCTATCAAAGCTATCAAAGACAAGTATCCAAAACCTAGTTAATTATGTCAGAGATCAAGGTAAATTCGATAAAAGGGGTAGGAGCTAGTTCTGCTGCTATTACTGTCAATAATACTGATGGAACGTGTACTGCCAACTTAAGTAACAGACAGAATCGTAATTTAATAATTAACGGAGCTATGCAAGTGGCTCAACGTGGTACGTCATCTACAACTTCTGGTTATGGTACTGTTGATAGATTCGCTGTTTTTCATTCTGGAACTGATGAAGCACCAACACAAGCACAAGTTGATTTAACAAGTAGTGACACACCTTATTCTTATGGATTTAGAAAAGCTCTGAAAGTAACAAATGGGAATCAAACAAGTGGTGCAGGTGCTAATGATTATATTGAAATATTACAGAAATTTGAAGGTCAAGACATTAATACGAGTGGTTGGGATTTTACTTCTACATCTAGTTTTATAACTATTTCATTTTGGATTAAATCAAGTGTTGCACAAACTTTTTATGGAGGATTTCGTATAACAGAAGCTAGTGCTAACAAGCAATATACTTTTGCTATAAATGCAACAACTTCATGGCAAAAAATAACAAAAACAATATCTGGTGCATCTGGTTTAAACCCTGTTAATACTAATGGTGTAGGTGGTTGGTTTGACTTAATTCCATTTTACGGAACAGGTCTTACAGGTTCAATGACTTTAGATCAATGGAATACTGTTGATACTTCTGCTTATGTACCTGATATGACTAGCACATGGTACACAACAAATGATGCAACTTTAGAATATACAGGACTTCAATTAGAAGTAGGCAGCGTGGCGACAGATTTTGAGCATAGGTCATTCGGTCAGGAGCTTGCTTTATGTCAGAGGTATTATTTTAAACACGTTATGACAGGTAATATTGGGCCATATTTTTGTCAATATTCTGCTAATAATAGATTTGTTCACGATT